TTACGGGGTAATGCCAACCGCTGCCGCCACTTTGTCGCCACTTGGCAGCGTTGCCAGAGGATTGAAACGGAGCGCCGTTTCCAGATGATCCGGTGCCAGATGTGCGTAACGCATAGTCATTTTTATATCGTGGTGTCCGAGAATTTTTTGTAAGGCCAGAATGTTTCCACCCGACATCATGAAGTGCGCCGCAAACGTATGGCGCAGAACGTGTGTGAGTTGACCGCGAGGGAGCACGATAGACGTTTTTTCCATCACGGATAAAAATTGAAAATAGCAGTCTGTGAAGAAATTGAACCCATCAAGCGCCATGATCTCTTCGTAAAGCTCTTTACTGATAGGGATGCTTCTGTTTTTCTTCCCCTTCGTTCTGACAAAGGTAATTCGGTATTTGGTCACCTGTGAGCGGGTAAGATTTACGGCTTCACGCCAGCGTGCGCCTGTGCTTAAGCATATCTTAACTACCAGTGCCAGAATTGGGTCCTGACGTTTGCAATCAGCCAGCAATTCAACAATCTGCTCATGGGTAAGCCATGCCATCTCTTTTTCTGCGATGGTGAATTTTCGCATGTTCTCCAGTGGGTTCGGATACGACCATTCGCCCAGACGGGATAGTTCGCTAAAAACACTACTTAGATAGCTTTGCTCTAGGTTAATGGTGACCGGGCTTGCTCCTTTCTTCCATTTCTCGCTGAAGTAGATCTCGCCTGTCAGGCGTTTATCTCGATAGTGGGCAAACATTTTAGAGGTGAGATCGGTTGCAAGAGGATTGCCCAGAGCGTCAACCATCAACAGCAATTTGTCATAGACATGCTGCCCAGCTGTCAGAGATTTACCATGTAGTTTGAACCATAGCTCAACCACGTCTTTCAGTGTTCGACGATCCACTGATTCACCCAGCCAGGGCTTTGCTTCGGTTTCTTCCATCGTGTGGCGCTCAAAAGCCAGTGCTTCGCCTTTGGTGGCGAATTGTTTACGCACACGACGCCCACTTCGTCCGGCGGGGTAACATTCGCAAAGCCATTTCCCAGTGGTGAGTTTTCGTACTGCCATAAAAAATGCCCTCCAGTAGAGAGCATTTTTACTGTATGTATAACCAGTGTCAATGTATGAAATCCTACGACCATACATCTCACTGAAGCCATAATGAAGTTGGCTATTCTTTTTACTATGTGAGCATGTAACTTTTGCGGTTAACCTGCGGCTCATTTTTATTTTAGACGCAGATATAAAAGCAAAAGTTATCGTGAGTTTTTAGTACAGATTTTTTTGGATTTACTAATAGTTCCATCATTGCAAACAAATTTTCCATCGGAGGTACAGTGAGAGACACCTCCCTTTTTCCCAGAACAAGGATAATTTTTAGCATAGGTAGTTAGTGGGCTTAATAACAAAGAGCATGATAAAACCACAAAAAATACTTTACCAAGCATAGTTTCCTCCCGGTATTATCTAACATATTTAACTGTTAAACTTATAATTTTACCAATTATTTCAATGTCTTCTATCTTACATTCGAAGGCTCTGTTTCCACCCTCGACGAAGATTCTTCCACCGGGTAAACGAGTAATGTCACGGATCGTTACTTCGCCATCAATACTTATTACCCATTTACCATCACGTATGTCATCAAATTCTTTATCACAAATAAATTCAGAATTGTTATCTGTGATGACAAAAGGTTTTTTAAACGTAGAGGGTAGAAATCCCTTATCAAAAATATAAAAACCGTCTTCACGCAAGGCACCATCAGATAATACATATTTAGCAACTTCCATAGTATTTGTATTACCTGAAGTTTGCTTTGAACCATGTCCGGTTGTGAGCCAATTAAGCGAGGTGCCCGTTTCAAGGGCGCACTGGATTACCCATTCTGCTGGGAATGAGTCACGCATGTAGCGTGTGGCGAGTGTACTTTTAGAGATTCCTAAATGATCGCACAACGCCTGTCGAGTCTTGAATCCATAAGCTTCTACCATGCGCTCTATGGCGCCTCGTCCGCCTTTCTCCAAATTCATGGTCACTCCAAGTGAACTTTTATCTTGACGATTTCACTGTGCGATCGTATGTTTATGGTGTTCACAAAATACAAACGATCCGTATTCGTCCTGATTAATCATCATTAAACGAGGAATGTTGCATCATGAGACCTAACATTTCAATCACTCTTACCACGCCTCATGTGACTATTGAACGCTATAGCGAGCTGACAGGGCTATCCATCGATACCATCAATGACATGTTGGCTGATGGACGCCTTATCCGTCACCGTCTGCGCAAAGATAAAAAACGCGAAAAAGTGATGATCAACATAGCAGCAATGACCGTTGATGCGCTTTCAGAATGCAATCTAAACCTTAATTAGTTCGATTCTGAAATACATCAGAGGCATTGACCATGTTTGATTACCAAGTTTCCAAACATCCACATTTTGATGAAGCCTGTCGTGCATTTGCACTGCGCCACAATCTGGTGCAACTGGCAGAACGTGCAGGCATGAATGTGCAGATTCTGCGGAACAAGCTGAACCCAGCTCAGCCTCATTTATTAACCGCACCAGAAATCTGGCTGCTTACCGATCTGACTGAAGATTCAACGCTGGTAGATGGTTTTCTGGCACAGATTCATTGTCTGCCATGTGTACCGATTAATGAGGTGGCAAAAGAGAAACTGCCACATTACGTCATGAGTGCAACCGCAGAGATCGGGCGTGTTGCTGCAGGTGCGGTGTCTGGCGATGTAAAAACCTGTGCCGGTCGTCGTGATGCTATCAGCAGCATTAACTCTGTAACACGACTGATGGCGCTGGCTGCTGTTTCATTGCAGGCCCGTTTACAGGCTAATCCTGCGATGGCGAGTGCAGTTGATACCGTGACTGGCCTCGGTGCTTCATTCGGTTTGCTGTGAGGTGCTTATGCTGACGAAAGAACCATCATTTGCATCGCTGCTGGTAAAACAAAGCCCGGCAATGCACTACGGTCACGGCTGGATCACGGGTGAGGATGGAAAACGCTGGCATCCATGTCATTCACAAGATGAATTGCTGTCTGAATTGACCACGAGGAAACGGAGAAAGTCCAAATGTATGCGGCAGAAAGTGAAGTGGTTTATCAGTTTCGTTACAGAGGGGAGAGTTATTCAGTACCTGAAGATGATTTGCTCTGTTGCTATCCGTCATTGTCGGGAGATGGCAGTTACTTTTTCACGTTAAAGGATGGGACGTTTTTACGGGGAGAGCAGGTTAAAGAGACGATACGAAAAAATGTATCTCCTCTTGAGCGTTACCGTAAGAACAAAGAACGATAGCTGCGTTTGGGGAATATGAAGTATGGCAATTAATGGCGCTGCAGCAACTGTTCCATTAAGCCCCGGTGAACGCCTGAATGGACTTAATCACATTGCGGAGTTAAGGGCGAAAGTTTTTGGCCTGAATATTGAGTCAGAGCTTGAGCGGTTTATTAAAGATATGCGTGATCCACGGGATATCAATAATGAACAAAATAAACGGGCACTGGCTGCCATATTCTTTATGGCAAAAATTCCAGCTGAACGTCATAGCATCAGCATTAATGAGCTGACCACTGACGAAAAGCGGGAGCTGATTAAAGCAATGAATCATTTTCGTGCAGTGGTGAGCTTATTTCCCAGACGGCTAACCATGCCGAATTAACCAACTAATGAAATTAATGGCGTAAACCCGCCGGGCATCCCTTTATCTAAATTCAGGAGAATTGATTATGCGTAATATTGAAACCCTCTCGACCAAAACCGGACCGGATGACGCAGGGCTTAATATTTTACTGACAGAGGCTCGTCTGGAAGAACGCCGGGCAAGAGCAGAGGCAATGGCTGCCCGCCTTGATAGCCTTGCGTGCCATATCACATCCCGCCAGCTAAACCACGTCGAAGCGGCAGAACTGCTGCGCGTGACTGCTGAAGCAATCCAGAACGAAGCGCAGGAGATCCACTAATGGCTGATGCAATGGATCTCGTACAGCAGCGCCTTGAAGAAGAACGCCAGCGTCATATCCGTGCTGCCCGTGCCAAAACGCCGGGCGTGTCCCGCGTGCTTTGCATTGAGTGTGAAGCGCCAATTCCGCCAGCACGCCGCCGTGCCATTCCAGGTGTGCAGCTTTGCATTACCTGTCAGGAAATCGCAGAGCTGAAAGGCAAACATTACAACGGAGGTGCTGTATGAGCACCATCCTGAAATGGGCGGGAAATAAAACCGCCATTATGTCCGAACTGAAAAAGCATCTTCCTGCTGGCCCGCGACTGGTTGAACCTTTCGCGGGTTCCTGTGCAGTGATGATGGAGACGGAGTACCCCAGCTATCTTGTTGCGGATATTAATCCTGATTTAATCAACCTCTATAAAAAGGTTGCTGCTGATTGTGAATCGTTTATATCTCGCGCCAGAGTTTTATTTGAGATCGCAAATAGGGAGGTGGCTTATTACAACATAAGGCAGGAGTTTAATTACTCAACTGAAATTACTGATTTCATGAAAGCGGTATATTTCCTGTATCTCAATCGTCACGGTTACCGTGGTTTATGTCGCTATAACAAGAGCGGGCATTTCAACATTCCCTACGGCAATTATAAAAATCCGTATTTCCCTGAAAAAGAAATTCGCGCATTTGCAGAAAAAGCCCAGCGAGCAACGTTTATCTGCGCCAGCTTTGATGAAACGCTGGCGATGTTGAAGGCGGGGGATGTGGTGTATTGCGATCCACCGTATGACGGTACGTTTTCCGGCTATCACACTGATGGTTTCACTGAAGATGACCAGTATCACCTAGCATCCGTTCTTGAACATCGGTCATCAGAAGGACATCCGGTCATTGTTTCTAACAGTGACACATCCCTGATCCGTTCGCTGTATCGCAATTTTACTCACCACTATATCAAGGTAAAACGCAGCATCGGTGTGGCAGCTGGCGAGGGTAAATCAGCAACAGAAATCATTGCTGTTTCCGGGCCGCGCTGCTGGGTGGGATTTGATTATTCGCGTGGCGTGGATAGTTCTGCCGTGTACGGAGTACGTGCATGAGCCATGCCGATATGAACAACTGCTGCGGCTTTAACGAGGCTGCCGCAGCGTTCTCATGGAACAGCCCGAAAAAGGCCATTAACCCTTATCTGGACCCGGCGGAAGTTGCGCCGGTTTCTGCGCTTTCAAACCTGATCACTCTGTACGCTGCCGATAACGAGCAGGAACAGTTGCGCCGCGAGGCACTGAGTGATCAGGTCTGGGAGCGTTATTTTTTTAATGAATCACGTGATCCTGTCCAGCACGAAATGGAGCAGGATAAGCTCATTAGCCGGGCAAAGCTGGCGCATGAGCAGCAGCGTTTTAATCCGGATATGGTCATTCTGGCGGACGTCAACGCCCAGCCTTCCCATATCAGCAAGCCGCTGATGCAACGTATTGAATACTTCAGCAGCCTGGGCAGGCCAAAGGCTTATTCCCGCTATTTACGTGAGACGATTAAGCCATGTCTGGAACGACTGGAGCATGTACGCGACAGCCAGCTATCTGCATCTTTTCGTTTTATGGCAAGCCATGTAGGGCTGGACGGCCTGCTGATTCTGCCTGAAATGAGTCAGGATCAGGTGAAACGCCTGTCTACCCTTGTCGCTGCGCATATGAGCATGTGCCTTGATGCAGCTTGTGGTGATTTGTATGCCACCGATGACGTTAAGCCAGAAGAAATCCGCAAGACATGGGAAAAGGTGGCAGCGGAAACCCTGCGTCTGGATGTCATCCCGCCTGCGTTTGAGCAACTCCGTCGGAAAAGAAACCGCCGTAAACCCGTGCCCTATGAACTTATTCCGGGTTCGCTGGCGCGTATGTTGTGCGCCGACTGGTGGTACCGGAAATTATGGAAAATGCGTTGCGAATGGCGGGAAGAGCAGTTGCGTGCTGTCTGCCTGGTCAGCAAAAAAGCATCTCCCTATGTCAGCTATGAAGCCGTGATGCATAAACGTGAGCAGCGCCGCAAGTCACTGGAGTTTTTCCGTTCTCATGAACTGGTGAACGAAGAGGGCGACACGCTGGATATGGAAGACGTGGTAAACGCCAGCAGCAGCAACCCGGCGCACCGCCGCAATGAGATGATGGCCTGTGTTAAAGGTCTGGAGCTTATCGCGGAAATGCGCGGTGACTGCGCCGTTTTCTACACCATTACCTGTCCGTCACGTTTCCATTCCACGCTCAATAACGGCAGACCAAACCCAACCTGGACAAATGCGACGGTAAGACAAAGCAGCGATTATCTGGTCGGCATGTTTGCTGCATTTCGTAAGGCGATGCACAAAGCCGGGTTGCGCTGGTATGGCGTGCGGGTGGCTGAGCCGCATCATGACGGTACAGTTCACTGGCACCTGTTGTGTTTTATGCGCAAAAAAGACCGCCGCGCCATTACTGCATTGTTGCGTAAGTTTGCCATCCGTGAAGACCGCGAGGAACTGGGTAATAACACTGGTCCACGCTTTAAATCTGAGCTGATAAACCCGCGCAAAGGAACGCCGACAAGCTACATCGCGAAATACATCAGTAAGAACATTGACGGGCGTGGTCTGGCTGGCGAGATCAGCAAGGAAACGGGTAAATCCCTGCGTGATAACGCTGAATACGTTAATGCCTGGGCGTCTCTGCATCGTGTTCAGCAATTCCGCTTCTTTGGTATTCCAGGGCGTCAGGCTTACCGTGAACTGCGGTTGTTGGCTGGTCAGGCGGCAAGGCAGCAGGGTGACAAAAAAGCAGGTGCGCCGGTACTGGATAACCCGCGCCTTGATGCCATCCTGGCTGCTGCTGATGCTGGCTGTTTTGCCACCTACATTATGAGGCAGGGCGGCGTGCTGGTTCCTCGCAAATATCACTTGATCAGAACCGCTTATGAAATCAATGAAGAGCCGACCGCCTATGGCGATCACGGTATTCGTATTTATGGCATCTGGTCACCCATTGCAGAAGGCAAGATCTGCACTCATGCAGTGAAGTGGAAAATGGTTCGTAAAGCCGTTGACGTTCAGGAGGCGGCAGCCGACCAGGGCGTTTGCGCCCCTTGGACTCGTGGCAATAACTGTCCCCTTGCTGAAAATTTGAACCAACAGGAGAAAGATAAATCAGCTGATGGGAACCCCAGAACGGACATTACCAGCATGGATGACAAGGAGTTGCACGATTACCTGCACAGTATGAGCAAAAAAGAGCGCCGGGAACTGGCAGCAAGGTTACGCCTGGTGAAACCGAAACGGCGTAAAGACTACAAACAGCGAATTACAGACCATCAGCGACTGCAGCTCGTGTATGAGCTGAAGTCCAGAGGATTTGATGGCAGCGAGAAAGAGGTCGATTTACTCCTTCGCGGAGGCAGTATTCCGTCAGGAGCAGGCCTGCGTATCTTCTATCGGAACCAGCGTTTGCAGGAAGATGATCAGTGGCGGAACCTGTATTAATTACGCGGGTTAACAATTCGTGCTCTTAATAATACCAGGCATATCAGGCTGATGAACGTAAAAAAACGTTTTACATCAGTAAGATTATTATATACTGTAAATATAAACAGTGGTTATGCATACAGTATTGCGTGTGGTGTCATAGGAGGAAAGATGCAGGACTATTTTTTGGAGTCTTTGAAGCTCCAGCGCATTGATTTTTTTCTTAAGCTTGTAGCGGCTAGTGAGTGTAGTGATGAAGAGAAGGGGCTGGCTCTGCAGTGGGTTTCTGAATTGACTGATGAACTCATGGCAAAAATCAGAACCCACGAATACAACCGCTCAATGGATGTCATCAGCTGAGGTGACTTTTATGCGCATTGAAATAATGATCGATAAAGAGCAGAAGATTAGCCAGTCTACCCTGGACGCTCTTGAATCCGAGCTTTACCGCAATCTGCGCCCTCTGTATCCCAAAACGGTAATTCGTATCCGCAAAGGTAGCTCTAACGGTGTGGAACTTACCGGATTGCAACTGGACGAAGAAAGAAAACAAGTGATGAAAATTATGCAGAAGGTGTGGGAAGACGACAGCTGGCTGCATTAAGAAACGTTGCTGGCGTCTGAACTTGCTTCTGGCGTCAGCAAGGTTGAACAACGAGCCCTTGCGAGGCGTTAGCTCTGTAGTGCATGTCTATGCCGCATGAGATCGCATGATCGTTTGAGGATCGTTTTTGCTAAGGCCCGCCAGAACTGGCGGGCTTTTGCGTAGATCATGCAGGTGCATGAAAACCACTACATAAAGCGGGCAGGCGTGGCGGGGATACGATTGCGCGCTAGGTATAAGTGTGTAAAATAATTCCAAAATAAATCATCACTAATGAAGTGAGAGGGTAATAATGTTAGTCAAGAAAAATAAAAATTATAGTTTATATTTTTTAATTACAAATAATCAACAGATATCTGATTCTGGTAATTATATAAAAATAGTCCCATCAAGAAGCGATTGGAATGATTTTGGATATTTGAGTAGAGTCGAAATATCTATTTTTAATAAAAAAGAGTGTAAGGATATAATTTCACTGAATGGTTATATTGGTTTTTTGAATTCAGAGGAGGAACGAAATGGAAAAGCAGAACTGATAAGGCGAGTGAAGAAAAAGGAAGAATCTAATTTAAAGGATGAGGGGTTTAATGATTATTTTGTCATGCTTCAGGATATGAATAATTATCGAAGACTAGTAAGATTTTTTGGGGTGAATGAATCCAAATATATATTAAATTTCATTAATGATGTTGTTTCTAAGAAAAGTGACGCTAGTGCAGAGAATTTGAGGAAAAAAGCAATCTCTTCTGATATCTTTAATAAATCTTTCATTAGAGAGTCTGAGTCGTATTTTACTTTCAAAAATGCAGGAACAGTTCTTTCCGGTATTCAATATGAGGAGTTGGGTAATTTATCACAGCACATCAAGATTAGCTATTCGAATAAAGTTAATGAAGAAGATGTATCTTATGTTTTTAATTTTGATCACGAGCATGATTTACCAAAAAGAATTTCCATAATTATAGGCGAGAATGGTGTAGGAAAAAGCCAAACGCTTAGAGAAATCGCATTGGCTGCGATTAAAGGAAAGGATAATTTGGTGGCTGTAGTTGATTCTAACGGTGTGAGCATTGAAGAACGAATTCAAATTAGTAGGCTCATTGCTTTTTCTCCAACAAATGAAAGTAAGTGTTCATTTCCAACCGATAAAAGAATAAAATCATTGATATGGTACAAAAGATTGACTTTAAATCGTGAATCAAAATCCAAATTAAACTTGAATGATTTAATAGTGCAACTAGCGAGGAGTAACGACGCTATCGGCTATAATCAAAGGTGGAATATATTTGTTGATGCACTGAGTGTTCTAAATAGTAACAACGATTTAGTAATCAAATGTGGCGGTGAAAATTCACCATTTGTTAAATTAAATGAGCTTAATTCTCGAGGCGAAGAATCCAGACTATCATTATATTCTGAAATTATTCTCTCTGGCGAGCCTTTGAGGCTTATTGAAAATAAATGTTACCCTTTGAGTAGTGGGGAAATATCGTTTATTAAGTTTTGTGTACAAGTCTGTTTGTATATTGAGAATGGGACTCTTCTATTAATAGATGAGCCAGAAACACATCTCCATCCTTCATTTATTAATAAATTTATGGCATTGCTTGATAATTTATTAGAAAAGACAGGCTCTTCAGCTATCATAGCAACGCATTCGGTTTATCTTGTTCGGGAGGTTTTTAAGGAGCAAGTGACAATACTCAGAAGACGAGATGATGGGGTAATTGTTAGCGAAAAACCGAGATTGAGTACTTTTGGGGCGAATATAGGAAATATCTCATATTTTGTTTTCGGTGAGAGTGAACCAACTCAAATTTTAAATAAAGTAAAAAACAATATAATTGCAAAGAATATGTCTTGGGATGATGTTGAATCTAAATATAGCGAGGACTTATCACTTAATGTATTAACTGCGTTGAGAAATGAAATGGGCAATTGAAATGAATAAATTAAAAAGACCTGTTTTTAAAGATTATTCTGTATTTAAAAAACTATCTGCAAATAAGAGATTAAAACATCATTCTGTTCTGAATGGACAGGATACATTTATACTTAATGCATATAGATCGTACATAAAGAATAAAGGGTATCTTAATGTCAATTCTTGTGGCGTATTGAGTAACAATATTGCTGAAGCTTTGAGATATTATTATAACAATCCCGCAAAGTGTTTATCTATAATTGATGATATAAGAGCAGCTAATTCTAACTCTCTATGTCCAATGTGTGGTTCAATGCATAGCGGGACTTTGGATCATGTTTTACCCAAGGAAAACTATCCAGAATTTTCTTTATTCACTAAGAATTTGGTTCCTGCTTGCAAATGTAATACTTTCAAAAGTACTACTATAGCTAATTCTGCAGGCCATCGGATGCTGCATCCATATTTTGATAATATATTAAAACAAAGATTAATATGTGCTAATTTTTCTAAATTAGGGCGAACACCTACAATTGATGTAAAAATCATAATTGACCCAATGTCACCAGAATATAACAATGTTAAGTATCATCTTGATAATGTTGTTATCAAGAATAATATTAAGGGGTATTTGTCTGAACAATGGGAGTCGTTTTACTTATATCCTGAGCTTGTTATTAGAGGACTGAATAAGAGTCTTTCTACTTATAGCGATGTATATGAGTTGTTGACTCGCGAGTTGTTGCTGTTGGATGAAAAACATAAAGGTAAAAATAATTGGAATTCGGTTTTTGTAGCTGGGTTAATTCGACCTGATGTGATTAGGTGGATACTCTGTGAATTACATTTAGGTAACAGAAGTCCAGACGGTCGTCTCATATGATTTTTTGCATCTTCAGCGTGTATCTGCACGCTGAAGAAATTCATAAAAACTGCTGGCTATTAATAACTTTTTTTAGCTGTGTTAAAGAACCTCATTTAGTTATTACGTTAAGTAGCTAGTTTATAACTATCAAATTTAACAATGTTCTCACTTACCAATTTATTTATTTCCATCATTCTTTTTTGTAACGGTATTAACTCGTTACGTACAAACACCAGGCTCGCCTTCTCCACATCCCCAAACCCCCCGACATTATTAGGCATAATCCCCATCATTTGCGGTGGCACACGATGCGCCGCCATCATGTCATCCCGGCTCACGTTCTTGATGTTCAGAAACTCATCCTTCGCCGCGACTTCTGACAACGGGATGATCTGAAGCCCGTCCTTTTTGCCGTTAGGCGAGTACATAAACAGATTGCGGAAGTTACCTGGTCCTTTGGCGCTTTTCATCGCATTGCGGAGGTTGTTCACATCCTCCTGGTTTTGCGCGGCATCGGTCATGTACATGATGAAGCCTGCATGACTGCCGTTAATGTAATACTTTCGGCGGAACAGCGTGGCGGACTCGTTGAGCAGGGCTGACGGAATGGCAGAAAGGTAACCTGGCAGGCCGTAGATCTCTTGGTTGATGTCCGGTTCCATCAGATGAAAGATGCTTCCTTTCGTGAACTGATACGGCTGCGTGGTCATGCCGTATTGCACAAACCAGTAGGTATCCAGGTCTAATCCGCGTCGGGTGTATTTTGCCAGAGCAGGCTCAAGAGCGATGACCTCTCCGAACCGGTTTGTGCGTTTCTCCAGGTAAGCGTTACCAAATACCAGATAATCCTGCACAAAACGTGAAAAAGCCTGCTGGCTGAGCAGCGGGTGAGGGATGTAGGTACTGGTCAGAATGTTGCATTTCACCGCAATTGGTGAACTGTGATGCACGGCGGCGCGGAAGGTGCGCGCCAGTCCGTCAAAACTCACTGGCGGCTCATACCAGCGATCTGTCTGTACGCATTCCACATAGTCCAGTAGTTCACGGCGGTCCAGAACCGGAACGGGATCGCCGAAGCTGAATGCTTCGGCTGAAGTCTGGTTTTTATGCTGGGTCTGTTTCGTCGCCGCAGCGCGGTTCTTCTTACTCTTTCCCATCAAAAAATCTCCACAATATTGCTGGTATTGGCGGACTCGCCCTGCAGCGGTTCGTTAAACAGTGCGTGCATTGTTGCCCAGGCCAGATCGGCATGGCTGGCTTCTTCGCTGCGGCTGGCTTCATAGGTCGGGCGGTTGCCGCTGGCGGTGGTGGCGCGACGGATTGCCATGAATGACTGCGCAATGTCGGTGTGCCCGGCGTCAAACTCAAGACGGCGGTGGCTGATAATGTCGTAGGCCTTGAGTACCAGGGCGTTTTTAACGTTGGGGTTGTAGACAAACTCCCGGACGGCAGGAAAAAACGCTTTCACGTTCTCGTAAACCCCGTGACCAACGCCGGTTGAGTCGATGCCGATATAGGTCACGTTGTACTGTTCAGTCAGTTTTTTGATGGCGTCAGCCTGGGCGCGAAAGTCCATTCCGCGCCACTGGTGACGCTCAAGAATGCGGAACTTACCGCCTGGCACGGCTGGCGGTGCCACCACCACGCATCCGGCGCTGTCGCCGTTCTGCGTACCTTTTGCCGGGTCATAACCGATCCACACTTCGCGCCAGCCAAACGGGCGCAGGGCCAGTGCATGAAAGTCGGTCCAGACTTCCCAGCTGTCCACCATGCACGCCTGCAATTCGCTGAGCGGGAACACGGACGCGAGATCGTCCACGAACTCGCACATCAGCAGGTTCTGGTATTCGTCAGGGCTGTACTCCATGCGCAACTGGTCAAGGTCGAACAGGTTACAGCCGCCGCGCACCGCATCTTCCACGGTGACTATCTGGCGGTATTGCCCGTCTGCGCACAGCAGGCCGGGGGCCAGATTGCTGTGGGACAGGTCGATGTCCACCTTGTCAGCTTTGTTGCGCCCACGGTTGAACAGCGCACCGGACCAGAACGGATAAGCACTGTGGGTCAGACTGGATGGTGTGGAAAAATAGGTCTGCCGCCATTTCTTGTGAATAGCCATACCGGAAGCCACTTTGCGTAGCTCCTGAAATTTCGGTATCCAGAAATATTCATCCAGATACAGGTTACCGTGATAACTCTGGGCAGTGCGGGCATTGGTGCCGAGGAAATACAGTGTGGCCCCGTTGGGAAGCACCATCGGATCGCCTTTCAGCTCCACCTCCACTTCTTTGGCAAAGTCGATGATGTACTGTTTGAAGACGTGGGCCTGTGCCTTACTGGCAGAAAGGAAAATCTGGTTACGTCCGGTAAGCAGGGCGTCAATCAGGGCTTCACGGGCAAAATAGAAGGTCGCGCCGATCTGGCGTGACTTCAGCAGGTTGCGGATGCGGTTGGTTTTTCCGGCTTCCCACCAGTGGCGCTGGTAGTTGAACATGGAGGAATGGAAAATTTTTTCCAGCTTCTCAATCTGGTCATCGGTGAAAACATTCTTTTCAGGCTGACGGCGTGGGCCTTTGTTGCGGTTGGCGACGTTAGGGTTTAAGTCGGCTTCGTTGCCGCCATTGTTAAACTTGCCGATCCGCGCGTGGCGCTCAGACTGGCGCGCCAGCAGGTCAATCTCTTTGAAATCTTTCCCTTCTTTGTGCTCCTTCATGATGAGCTGGCAGTAGCGTGCGGCGGTGGTGAGCTGCATCTGATCCAGAGGCCCATAGTCACCCCACTTGTCGCGTTTTTTCCAGCTGTGAACGGTTGCAACTTTCTCGCCCAGCATTTCAGCAATGCGGGCTACGCGGTATCCCTGAAAGTACAGCAGCATGGCCTGCCGACGGGGATCGAGATCTGCGGGTGTCAGTGTGGTGTTCATGGCACAAACCTACAGCCTTGAATGAAGGCTTTCCCCGCCTGCGGTTTGTGTGGTTGTCGGTACAAATACCGCGCATTGTTTCACTGCCCCTATCACCGCAACCATAAGGCTCCAGTAAGTTTTTTCTAACGGAGCACGGCTCATGACAGTGAAAGCAAAGCGTTTTCGCATCGGGGTGGAAGGTGCCACCACCGACGGACGCGAAATCCAGCGTGAATGGCTGGAACAGATGGCAGCCAGCTATAACCCGGCGGTGTATACCGCGCTGATTAACCTTGAGCACATCAAGTCTTATCTGCCGGACAGCACCTTTAACCGCTACGGCAAGGTGACGGCGCTGTTTGCTGAAGAAATCACGGAAGGTCCGCTGGCAGGCAAGATGGCGCTGTATGCTGACGTTGAGCCAACGGAGTCCCTGGTGGAACTGGTGAAAAAAGGCCAGAAATTATTCACCTCTATGGAAGTCAGCCCGAAGTTCGCTGATACGGGCAAAGCCTACCTGGTCGGCCTGGCTGCCACTGATGACCCTGCCAGTCTGGGCACTGAAATGCTGACATTCAGCGCCAGTGCAGCCCATAACCCGCTGGCAAACCGCAAGCAGAATCCCGCCAATCTCTTTACCGCCGCAGAGGAAACGGTGATCGAACTGGAAGAAGTCCAGGACGACAAACCGTCCCTGTTTGCCCGCGTCACGGCGCTGTTTACCAAAAAAGAGCAGTCCGATGACGCCCGGTTCTCTGATGTGCATAAGGCCGTGGAGCTGGTCGCCACTGAGCAGCAGAACCTGAGCGCACGCACCGAAAAATCCCTGTCTGAGCAGGAAGAACGCCTGTCTGAGCTGGAGACTGCCCTGCAGGCACAGCAAACCGCCTTTAACGAACTGGTGGACAAGCTGAGTCATGAAGACAGCCGCCAGGACTACCGCCAGCGTGCAACAGGCGGTAACGCCCCCGCTGACACTCTGACCAATTGCTGATGGAGCACAAAACCTGATGAAGAAGAATACCCGCTTTGCTTTTAACGCTTACCTGCAGCAACTGGCGCGTCTGAACGGTGTGGCAGTTGAAGAACTGTCCAGCAAGTTCACCGTAGAGCCGTCCGTGCAGCAGACGCTGGAAGACCAGATCCAGCAGTCCGCCGCTTTCCTGACTCTGATTAACGTCACGCCAGTGACTGAGCAGTCCGGTCAGCTGCTGGGGTTGGGAGTTGGCAGCACCATTGCCGGAACCACTGATACCACTGCGAAAGAGCGTGAACCTGTCGATCCGACGCTGATGGTCGATGTGGAATATAAATGCGAGCAGACCAACTTTGACACGGTGCTGACCTACGCGAAGCTGGACCTGTGGGCGAAGTTTCAGGATTTTCAGGTGCGTATCCGTGACGCCATCGTGAAACGTCAGGCACTGGACCGCATCATGATCGGCTTTAATGGCGTGAAGCGTGCGAAAACCTCCAACCGTAGCGAAAACCCGCTGCTGCAGGATGTGAATAAAGGCTGGCTGCAGAAAATCCGTGAGGATGCACCGGATCACGTCATGGGCAGCACCACCACGGGCGGTGAAACCACACCGGGCGCAGTGAAAGTCGGGAAAGGTGGCGAATATGCCAACCTGGACGCCGTGGTGATGGATGCCGTCAATGAGCTTATCGACGTGGTCTACCAGGACGATGACGATCTGGTGGTGATTTGCGGTCGTGAACTGCTGTCTGACAAGTATTTCCCGCTGGTCAACAAAGAGCAGGAAAACAGTGAAAAACTGGCTGCCGATATGATCATCAGTCAGAAACGCATGGGTGGCCTGCAGGCCGTGCGTGCGCCGTTCTTCCCGCCGAATGCGCTGCTGATCACCCGTCTGGATAACCTGTCCATCTACTGGCAGGAAGACACCCGCCGCCGTTCAGTTATCGACAACCCGAAACGTGACCGGATTGAAAACTTTGAATCCGTTAACGAAGCCTATGTGGTTGAGGACTACCGCTGCGCCGCACTGGTGGAAAACATCCAGATTAGTGATTTCAGCGCCGCCGCAGCCGAAACCGGAGCGTAATCCATGAGCCTGAGTCCCGCACGGCAGCATCGCCTGCGCGTTCAGGCTGAACAGGCCGCCCGTGAGGGTGGCAGTGTTCGCCACGCATCGGGCTATGACCTGATGCTGCTGCAACTGGCGGAAGACCGCCGCCGTCTCAAGGGCGTTCAGTCCACGGTCAAAAAAGCGGAAATCAAAGTGGAGCTGCTGCCGAAGTACGCCGCCTGGGCGGAGGGTGTCCTGGCTGCCGGAGGCGCTCAACAGGATGACGTGCTGATGTACGTGATGTTGTGGCGCATTGATGCCGGAGATTATGCCGGGGCGCTGGAGATCGGGCGTCATGCCCTGCGTCATGGATGGGTGATGCCGCTGGGCAACCGCAACGTGCAGACCGTGCTGACAGAGGAAATGGCAGATGCAGCGCAGAGCGCAATGCTTGCCGCCACCGGCTTTGATGCCGATCTGTTGCTGCAGACGCTGGAGCTGACAGACGGTCTGGATATGCCGGACCAGTCACGGGCACGTCTGCATAAAGCGATTGGCGCGGTCCTGAGTGAAAGCAATCCGGCTTCCGCCCTTAATCATCTCAACCATGCGTTACAGCTCGATCCCCGCTGTGGCGTGAAAAAAGACAAACAGCAGCTGGAGCGCAGACTGCGCAATGACAGCCGCTGACAGAACGTGCCCCCGCGCACGGGCGGCACGGGGTGGCGAAAGGCACAGCCACATCAAAACCCCGTCCACCGCCCTTTATTTCAGGAGAAAGCAGCATGAAGTTTGTTGCGCCAGAACAGGCACCGGAACAGGCGGAAATCATTAGAAATACGCCGTTCTGGCCTGATGTGGACCTGTCGGAGTTTCGCAGTGTCATGCGCACTGACGGCACGGTGACGCAGCCGCGTTTAAAGCAGGTTGCACTGTCGGCAATTTCGGAGGTTAACGCAGAGCTGTATGAGTTTCGCAGACGCCAGCAGATGCTGGGGTATGCGTCGCTGGCTGAGGTTCCGGCGGAACAGCTGGACGGGAAAAGTGAGCGCATTCAGCACTATTTCAACGCGGTTTACTGCTGGGCTCGCGCCATGCTCAACGAACGTTTCCAGGACTATGACGCCACGGCATCCGGTGCGAAGCGGGGCGAAGAACTGGCGGAAGCAAGCGGTGATTTGTGGCGTGACGCCCGCTGGGCCATCAGCCGGGTGCAGGACGCGCCGCACTGCACAGTGGAGCTTATCTGATGAAAGTGCGTGCGCATCAGTATGACACGGTGGACGCGCTTTGCTGGCGTCATTACGGGCGCACGCAGGGTGTTACGGAGCAGGTACTGAAGGCAAATCCGGGGCTTGCCGAATACGGCCCCTTTTTACCTCACGGGCTGCAGGTGGAGCTGCCGGACATTCCGACCACCACCACCGTGCAGACCGTCCAGCTATGGGACTGAATTATGACGCTTGAGCGAATCAGCGCCTTTATCACGTATTGCATCGCCGTCGTGCTGGCCTGGCTGGGCGATTTGTCCATCAAGGATGCCTCAACGCTGGGCGGCCTGATGATTGGTGTGCTGATGCTGGCTATCAACTGGTACTACAAACACAAAGCCTACCAGCTTCTGCGCGACGGGCAGATCTCGCGGGAGGACTATGAATCCATCAATCGTTAAACGCTGCCTTGTCGGGGCCGTGCTGGCTATTGCTGCCACGCTGCCGGGTTTTCAGCAGCTTCACACCTCCGTGGAGGGACTGAAACTGATTGCCGATTACGAAGGTTGTCGTCTGCAGCCGTATCAGTGCAGCGCGGGTGTCTGGACCGACGGTATTGGTAATACGTCGGGCGTCATTCCCGGCAAAACCATTACGGAGCGACAGGCAGCAGAAGGGCTGATCTCCAACGTGCTGCGTGTGGAGCGGGCGCTGGAAAGGTGTGTGAAGCAACAGCCGCCGCAGAAGGTGTATGACGCTGCGGTGTCGTTTGCCTTCAACGTGGGTACGGGCAATGCCTGCAGTTCCACGCTGGTGAAATTGCTCAATCAGCGGCGCTGGGCGGATGCGTGCCGACAGTTGCCGCGCTGGGTTTATGTGAAAGGTGTTTTTAATCAGGGGCTGGATAACCGCCGTGCGCGGGAGATGGCCTGGTGTTTACAGGGAGCAAACTGAAATGAAAAAGAAATTAATCAGCGGGCTGTTTCTGATGTTATGGATGGCGCTGTTAATCGCAGCAATGGTGTATCCGCAGGGGATTTTTCCGGTACTGGCAGCGTCCGGCGTTTGGGTAGCCTGTTTACTGACATGGGCGGTAATTCCGGTAGCACTGGCTTCGTTAATTAAGAATGGCCCGCTCTGGCAGGAGTTGAGGGCATCTTTACTGAAGACAATTACCCGAAAAGAAAACGTATTTATCAGCTGGGTGATACGATTGCTGATTGTCGTCAGTCTCGCCTGGACGGGGTGGGCCATTACCCTAGTCTTTTATCTGCTGACCGTTATTGCCTTCTGGATCACCCGTAATCAGATGGCGCAACAGGTAGCCGCATGAACCGGTTGCTGCTGGTTGTGCTGGCGTTATTACTGGCGGCGCTGGGCTGGCAGACGTGGCGGCTGGCTGATGCCAGCCAGACCATCAGCACGCAGGCAGACGAGCTGCAGAGCAAAAGCCAGGCACTGGCAAAGAGCAACAGCCAGCTTATCAGCCTGTCCATTCTGACTGAAACCAATAACCGGGAGCAGGCGCGGCTCTATGCCGAAGCAGAACAGACCAGTGTACTGCTGAGACAACGACAACGCCGGATTGAGGAACTGAAACGTGAGAACGAGGATTTACGTCGCTGGGCTGATACTCCTTTGCCTGCTGACATTATCCGGCTGCGGGAACGTCCGGCACTCACCGGAGGTGCAGCTTACCGTCAGTGGTTGTCCGCGAGTGACGCCGTGTCGGCTGGAGCAGGCAGCGCCGCGCACTAACGGTGATCTGAATGCGTTGCTGGATGAAACGGAGGCCGCCTGGGCGGTCTGTGCAGACAAAGTGGACATGATTATTGCGTGTCAGGAGCGAAACAGTGAACAAACCACAATCCCTGCGCCACGCCCTCAATAAAGCAGTGCCTTATGTCCGTAATAACCCGGACAAACTGCATCTGTTTGTGGATAACGGTTCGCTGGTTGCCTCCGGGGCTAGCTCCATGTCATGGGAGTACCGCTACACCCTGAACGTGGTGATTGAAGATTTCAGCGGCGACCAGAATCTGCTGATGGCCCCGGTTTTGCTGTGGCTGCGGGATAACCAGCCCGATGCGATCAATAACCCGGCGTTACGGGAAAAGCTATTCACCTTTGAGGTGGATATTCTGCGCAACGATGTCTGTGATATCAGCCTTAACCTGCAACTGACGGAGCGTGTGCTGGTCAGCACTGACGGCAGTGTGTCGAACGTTGAAGCGGTAGCGGAACCTGATGAACCTGAAGAAATGTGGACGGTGAAACGTGGCTGAATTGCAGAAGGTGGACGACTGGCTGAGTGCATTATTGGCGAATCTGGAGCCAGCCGCAAGAAGCCGCATGATGCGCCAGCTGGCGCAGGAACTGCGCCGGACACAGCAGCAGAACATCAGGATGCAGCGCAATCCAGATGGCAGCAGTTATGAGCCGCGCAGGGTAACAGCACGCAGCAAAAAGGGGCGCATCAAACGTCAGATGTTTACAAAGCTGCGCACCACAAAATACCTGAAAACTGCAGCCAGCGCCGATTCTGCCAGCGTACAGTTTGAAGGTAGGGTGCAGCGCATTGCCCGTGTTCACCATTACGGCTTGCGTGATCGCGTCAGTCGAAAAGGTATTTATACCATCTATGCGAAAAGGCAGTTATTAGGTTTTAATGTCCAATCTATTGAGTTAATTGAAAGAATGTTCATTAAAAACCTAACTTGATTTTTATTTGTTTTCAATTGAGTTAGATATAGATAGGAATGTGTCCCCTATTTCTATAGATAGTTGTTTAATTAAATTCATGAAAATTAAATTCTCTTCGTTGCAGTCATTTTTCAGTAGACAGCACGTTGATTGAGTAAGACTAAGGGCTGTAGCATGTGCAGGGTCAACTAATCCGAAATTACTTGGACCTATGTTGATGACGTTCTTCAGGTGATGGGGTAGTGACAAGCTATTAGTGATTGTTTTTATATTTACATGGATGTTTTGGCATGCCCATTTAAAATATGGGCGCATGTGATCTAATTTAACTTCTTTTTCAATTGATTTAAAGCTAGCTTTGTGTTTCTTATCAGTTAAAAATGGTGTGGCCCAACCATATTGCGAATCAAAACTTCTGCCATATGTTTTAATGGCTTTATCGAACAAGTCTGTTAATTCTCTGGCCTCTTCATTACTGGGCCCTTTCTCTTGAAGCCTGCTTTCATACTTTTTATGTGACATCATTAGATAATAGCTATCATAAATTTCATGTGCTAAAAATATTTCTGAGCATTTAGGACCATGCTTGTCGATGAAATGTAGTGTTACATTTGTTTCATGCAGTGCTCTCCATCTTGCATGGGCTGCGTCAGGAAATCCATTTTTTAATAGACATAAAATCTCGTTAGAAATTGCACATGCCTTTGCGTGTAATCTAATTAGTAATTGCAAATGGTTGTTTGTGTCGGTGTCTTTATCTTGTTGTAAGCTTGTACTATATTTAGAACCTTGATTAATACATAACTCTAACAACAACTCTAATAATCCAAAACCATCTCTCCAAATATTAATATGTCTTTTTATGAAATTTTGATGTTCTTGTTCATTTTGGGCCAGTAATTCTGCTTTTTTTTCTTTAAATTCCGACATGTATTCATTTGCTTTGAAGTCTATGAACTCCCAGTATAGCTTTTCAAAATTTTCTCTGGTTGCATCGGGAAGACTGTTTTTATTTGAGCTTAACCATTCTTTAAAATCCATTGTGTTCCCCTATTTGTACCATGTTTTATACAACGAACTGTAAGCGATTATATGGTTTTTTTCATTCATATTTAATATATGGACAAAAATCTAACAGAAATCATGCGCCTTATCACCAACCTGATCCGCACTGGGGTAGTCACCGAAGTGGACAGGACAAACTGGCTTTGCCGGGTGAAAACGGGCGACCTTGAAACCAACTGGATCAGCTGGCTGACGCTGCGTGCCGGGAATGCCCGGACATGGTGGCGACCATCGGAAGGTGAGCAGGTGGTGCTGCTGAGTATGGGCGGTAATCTGGAAACAGCTTTTGCGCTGCCCGCCATCTATTCGAATCAGTTCGCACCACCGTCGACGTCGGCGGACGCCTGCGTGACAGAACATCCTGACGGTGGCTGGTTTGAATACGAACCTGCCACCGGGCGCTGGTATGTCAGGGGCATCAAATCCATGGTCATTGAGGCTGCCGATAACATCACCCTGAAAACCAGTGAGTTTGTGCTGGAGGCTGAGTGCACGCGTATTAACAGCGAAGTGGTGGTCAATGGTGGCGTTACTCAGGGCGGCGGAGCGATGAGTTCTAACGGGATCGTGGTTGATGCGCATCAGCATACTGGCGTCCTGAAAGGCGGCGATACAACCGGAGGCCCGGTATGACGCTTTATAGCGGGATGAACAATACCAGCGGTAAAGCCATTACTGATATTGACCATCTGCGCCAGTCGGTGCGGGACATTTTGCTGACGCCGCAGGGTAGCCGCATTGCCCGTCGGGAATATGGTTCCCTGCTGTCGGCACTGATAGACCAGCCACAAAATCCGGCATTACGCCTGCAGGTCATGTCGGCAGTGTATGTGGCGCTGAGTCGCTGGGAGCCACGGCTGACGCTGTATTCCATCACCATTAACAGCAATTTTGACGGTTCAATGGTGGTGGGACTGACCGGGCGGCGTAATAACGGTGTGCCTGTTTCCCTTTCCGTATCAACAGGAGCAGAGAATGGCAGTGATTGACCTTTCGCAGTTGCCTGCGCCGCAGATTGTCGATGTGCCGGACTTTGAGACGTTGCTTGCCGAACGCAAGGCCGAATTTGTTGCGCTTCATCCGAAAGATGAGCAGGAAGCCGTGATCCGCACGCTGGAACTGGAATCTGAACCCGTCACCAAATTGCTGCAGGAGAACGCTTACCGTGAGTTGCTTCTGCGCCAGCGCATTAACGAAGCCGCGCAGGCGGTGATGGTGGCTTACGCGATGGGCGGCGATCTTGACCAGCTCGCTGCCAACTACAACGTGAAACGCCTGACGGTGACGCCTGCTGATAATGACGCTGTGCCACCCGTTGCGGCTGTGATGGAAAGCGATGAAGCGTTACGCCTGCGTGTGCCCGCAGCCTTTGAAGGGCTTTCTGTTGCGGGGCCAACTGCCGCTTATGAATTTCATGCCCGAAGCGCCGACGGTCGGGTGGCGGATGCCAGTGCAACCAGTCCGGCACCTGCAGAGGTGGTACTGACTGTCCTGAGCCGTGAAGGCGACGGAACAGCAGAAAAAGATTTGCTGGATGTGGTGGAGAAAGCACTGAACAGTGAGAATGTCCGCCCGGTGGCTGACCGTCTGACGGTTCGCAGCGCAGAAATCATCCCGTACCGTGTGGAAGCCACCATTTTTCTCTATCCGGGGCCGGAAGCAGAGCCGGTAATGGCAGCGGCAAAAGCCAGCCTGCAGAAATACATCGCCAGTCAGACGCGGCTTGGTCGGGATATTCGCCGTAGCGCCATCTTTGCCGCCCTGCATGTTGAGGGTGTGCAGCGTGTGGAGCTGGCTTCGCCGCTGGCGGATGTGGTTTTGAACAAAACGCAGGCGGCATCATGTACGGAGTGGAGCGTGACCAACGGGGGAACGGATGAATAGTCTGCTGCCATCGGGGTCAACTTCACTGGAGCGCCGACTGGCGCAAACGTGCAGCGGGATTTCTGATCTGCAGGTGCCGCTGCGTGACTTGTGGAATCCGGCTACCTGCCCGGTCAGCTTCCTGCCTTATCTCGCCTGGGCGTTCTCTGTGGATCGCTGGGACGAGGGCTGGACGGAAAGCGTCAAACGACAGGTGGTGAAGGATGCTTTTTATATTCATCAGCATAAAGGAACCACCAGTGCCGTGCGGCGGGTGGTGGAGCCGTTCGGCTTCCTGATCCGCATTATTGAGTGGTGGCAGACCGGAGAAACACCGGGTACGTTTCGCCTGGATATCGGCGTGCAGGACCAGGGCATCACTGAAGATACCTATCTGGAACTTGAGCGACTGATAAGCGATGCCAAACCATGTAGCCGTCACATGATCGGCATGTCCATCAATCTGCAGACCAGCGGCCCGCATTGGGTGGGAGCCGCCAGCTATCTTGGCGAAGAAATCACGATCTATCCGTATATCAACGAAACAATTATTTCCGGCGGCACCGCGCATGAAGGCGGGGCGGTCCATGTTATTGACACAATGAGAGTGAATCCATGAGCACAAAATTTTATACCCTGCTGACGGATATTGGCGCGGCGAAACTTGCCAGCGCCGCCGCGCTCGGTGTGCCTTTAAAAATTACCCATATGGCGGTGGGCGATGGTGGCGGAACATTGCCGACGCCGGACGCAAAGCAGAGTGCACTGGTAAATGAGAAACGCCGGGCTGCGCTGAATATGCTCTATATCGACCCGCAGAACAGCAGCCAGATTATTGCTGAACAGGTGATCCCTGAAAACGAGGGCGGTTGGTGGATACGTGAAGTGGGCCTGTTTGATGAGTCCGGGGCATTGATTGCCGTGGGAAACTGCCCGGAAAGCTATAAGCCGCAACTGGCTGAAGGCAGCGGGCGTACCCAGACCGTGCGCATGGTGCTGATTACCAGCAGCACGGACAATATCACCCTGAAAATCGACCCTGCCGTAGTGCTGGCAACCCGCAAGTATGTGGATGATAAGGTACTGGAGCTGAAGGTGTACGTGGATGATCAGATGGCAAAACATCTTGCAGCACCGGACCCGCATTCACAGTATGCACCCAAAGAAAGTCCTACGTTTACCGGGACACCCAAAGCGCCAACGCCAGCGGCGGGGAATAACACCACGCAGGTTGCGACCACCGCGTTTGTTCAGGCGGCACTGACGGCTCTTATTAATGGTGCGCCAGCCACGCTGGACACGCTGAAAGAAATTGCCGCAGCCATAAACAATGACCCGAAATTCAGTACCACCATTAACAATGCGCTGGCACTGAAAGCGCCGCTGTCGAGTCCGGCACTCACCGGAACGCCAACAGCACCTACTGCGGCACAGTCGGTCAACAATACACAGATTGCCACCACGGCATTTGTGAAATCGGCGATTGCGGCAATGGTGGGTTCTGCACCTGCGGCACTGGATACACTGAACGAACTGGCGGCGGCACTGGGGAATGATCCGAACTTTGCCACGACAATGCTTAATGCGCTGTCAGGTAAACAACCGCTGGACAATACGCTTACCAATTTGAGTGGAAAGGATGTAGCTGGTCTTCTCACATACCTTGGTTTGGGAGAATTATCTCTGGCTGGCACTGCATCGGGTGTCATTGGCCTGAATGGGTATGTAACGATTCCGTTAATTATTTCAGGTTCCCGGAGAACACTGATTATTCAGTGGGGGCAGGCGAGATTTGGTGGGTCTGGTGGTGAAGATGCAGGATATCTTAATGATTTTCCTTTTGCCTTTCCGTCAGCATGTTATGGGATGATAGTTAGTCATGTGGGGCATACACCTTCAGGCGCAGGAATCCTGTCGGCTTCTGCAATTACATCAAATCAGTTCCGCGGTTTTTCAAGCATA